ATGTCATCGCCGTTCGCGACGATCTGAAAAATTGCCCGCATCGCCCCTCCGTCACGACCAGAGCTGGATCGGTTCGTCGCGCGGCGTGTCGAGATCCGGCATCGTGATCAACACGCCGGACCGAAACGGCTGTGGCTCGCGCGCGAGACCGGGATTGGCTTCGTACACGGCCTCGACGGTGCCCTTCAACGTCCCGTAGTGGGCGTAGCAGAGCGTGTCGAGGATGTCCCCGTCAGAGGTTCGCAAAATCTTCGCCATAGCGGCCGAACTCCAGACTGTAGGTTTGCTTGCGCGGCGCACCGTCGGACATCAGCGCCTCCTGCTCTTCATCGACGCTGTGCAGATACCAGCGCCCGAGCACGTCGCCCGTGCCGGCCGTGAGCTGCACCGGCTTCAACTTCGCGCCGATCGCGCGCAGCGCCTCCAGCTGGCGGAAGCCGGCACCGAGCGACGGGAACACGACGCCCGACAGCGTGATCGTGTCGCCGCCCTGACTCACCGGCTGCTGCGCTTCCTCGCGATTCAAGCGCTCCTGCGACGCAATCTTGAAGCGCGTCGAGCGCCGCAGCTTGTCGTACGCCGCCGTCGACAATCCAAAGTGAAACGCGTCCCCGTCATCGGTCGACAGCGTCAGCAGATGAGGGGTAGACGACGTCGCGCTGTCGAACAGGCCGGAGAAGATGGAGCTCAGCCCCGTCGTCTGTGCGAACGACTGCAATGCGCCCATCGTCTGCTCGCCGACCAGCGCGGTGAACTGCGTTTTCGCGTCACCCAACGCGCCCATGACGGACTGCGCAGCCGACTGGATCAACGGATGATTGACACCGCCGACCATCTTCAGCACGCCGCTGACGGCCGCACCGGTTGCCGAGAAACTGCGCATTACCGTACCGATCTGCGGACTGAGGTCGCCGGCCACCGACAGCAGACTCGTCGCACCGCGCAGCAGGTCCGCGGCCGACGTGAGGTTGCCCGTCGCGAGCTTCGTCAACGTGTCGACGGTGTTCTGGCTCGCACTGCGATTCCGATCGAACACGCGCACCACGTGCCGAACCCGTTCCGACGCAATGCTGGCCTGCGTCGCGGCCTGCGTCACACTGGAAATGAAGTCCATCTACCACCCCTTACAGATGCGGTGCATCGAACATCGCCGACCGGTTGCTCTTGTCGAGCGTCTCGGTCATCGTCCGCTGAATCAGCGGGTTGATGCGGGCCAGCAGCTTGTCCGCGATCTCGGCGTCCGAACTGCCCTCGACCTTGATGTGGAACACCGGAGCGAACGAGTTTTGTTGCTCGACCTTGAAGGGACGCGACTGCGGCGAATCCGCGCCCGCGGCGGCCTTCGCAGCGGCCTTCGCTGCGTCACTGTCGTCCGCCTTCGGGCCGGTCGCCCATCGCGCGATCGCGCCAAGTAACTTCCCGCCGGCGAACGTACCGACTGCACCGCCAAGCACACCGCCGATCGCAACGCCGATCGGGCCGCCGAGCATGCCGATACCCGCACCGAGCTTCGCTCCAACGACGCCACCGGCGAGCGAGCCGCCGATGCTGGCGTACCCTTCCGCCTTCCTCGCGATCGGCTGGTCGCTGCGTGCGACCGCGTATGCGTCCTTCGCCGCGAACGCGATCTTCAGGACGCTGCCGGCGATCGCGAGCTTCCCCGCGTACGGCGCAATGCGGCCGGCGACCGTACGAAACGCGCCGATGACGCGCCCGAGTCGTCCGCTCGACGCGCGACCAGCTGTCGAGCCGCCGCCGGCAAGGTCGCCGAGCAGATCGCCCGCTGCGCCGGCGATGCCGCCACCGAGACCGCCGCCCGGCAGGTTCACGACGAATACGCGTTGCACGCCCCCGGCCGCACCGCTCAACGCGTCGAGCGCCTTGCCAAGCCGTCCGCCGGCAGTGCCGCCACCAGGTGCCCCACCACCGCCACGTCGAGCCATCCACCCGCCGCGCAGAATGTCGAACACGCCGCGCCCCATGTTCCACGCAGCACGTGCGCCACGAACGGCAATCGCCGTGCCGATGACGCCGACGACCGCTGCGGTCGCTCCGGGGGCCGCATCGGACGCGTGCTGCACCGTTTCGCCCGCACGCTTCGCGACCTTGCCGGCGAGATCCGTCACCGGCCGCAGCGCATCGCCGATACTGCGCATCGCGTCGTCCCACTGCTGGACGACCTCGCTCCAGATCTGCTTCGACGTTGCCCGCCGATCGGCCAGATCCTTGTCGATCTCACCGCTCGCATCTGCCGCGTTGCGCTTGAGCTTCTGATACAGATCGGCGTTCTGCATGTAGGCGGTGAGCGCTACCTTGACCTGCATGTCGTTGAACAGGTCGCCGGTCTTCATCGTGTCCTCGAAGGCCCGCATCTGCGCCTGACGCTTCGCGGGATCCAGCTCGCTGTTGAGCTGCTTCGCCACCGCTGCCAGCTGCGCCGCCTTCTTCGGATCGACACGCTCGATGTAGGCCCGCGCGAGAACAAACGACGCCTCCAGCGGCGACCATCCCTTGTTGATCGCCTCCTTCATCTTCGCTTCGTAGTCGACGCCGGCCTTCTTGTAGTTGCGCTCGGTCTCGCCCGACCCGATCTTCGAAAACCAGTTCTTCAGGTTATTCGCCGCCTCGTCTGCGTTGCCGGCAGTCTTCATCTGGACCTGCAGCATTGCGCCGAGCTGCGTCACCGAATCCTTCCCCGTGATGCCGAGCTTCTTCATTTCGGCCAACAGCACCGGGAACCAACGCGCCATGTCGACCGATTCGAACGAGCCCTCCTTGCCGAGATACGCGATCGCCTCGAGCGCCTTCATCATCGCCTTGGGATCCTTGATGTCAGCGTTCTGCTGCAGCGCCTGAATCATCTGCGCAGTCTCGACGCTGGACGCCCCCTGACCTACCGAGAATTTCGCGACGGCCGGGCCGAAGTTCAGCGCCCGGTCGACGTCCATCCCGGCCGCAACCATCTGGTTGACCGCGTCGGCCAGCTCGTTGCGCCCCATGCCGTTCGACAATGCGTCACGGCGGATGCCGCTCGGACATCGCGCGCTCCTGCTCCGTGCGCGCGATGCCGGCCTTGATCGCGATGTCGCGAATGATCGCCTGATACTGCGCCGACACCGTGGTCGGCACCGCGACGGCCGCACCGAGCTTCATGGTGTCGCGCGCCGCATCACGCATGCCGTCGCGGCCGACAGCCAGACGTTCGTGCCCGGCCGCTTTCAGTTCGAGCCCGCGAACGGTGCGCCCGAGTCTCGCGTACGCGCGATCGAGGCGATCGACCTCGAACCCGGCGTCACGCAGCGCACGAACATTGCTGTCCAGCTTGCGCCGGATTCCGTCCGCGGCGCTGTCGCCCGCCAGATGCAGCCGGCGAAACTCCTCTTGCAGCTTGATCGTCTCGCCAATCTGCCGCTGCCACATGCCGCGCTCGCTCGCAGCCTTGCGCAGCCCGACGATCTTCGAGTTCGTGTCGGCAAACGCCTTGCCGAGCGTTGCCGACACGGCACCGCCGATGACGATGCCAAGTGCAATATCGCGTGCCATGTCAGTCCTCGCTCAATCAGTCAGCCACCACAACACGTCGTCGATCGTCATGTCGTCAACCGACTGCGGCTGCACCCCGTACTCCTTCATCAGCCGGCGAGCCAGCGCCTTCACTGTTTCGATTGGCAGCCGGACGAACGGATCGAAAGGATTCGTACGCACGCTGCATGGCGTCGTAATCGACCATGTCCATTCCTTCGATGTCGTCGGGCGCGACGTCGGCCAGCGTCGCGAACAGACGATCTCGCGCAGCTCGTCGTCACCCTGTGCCTGCTTGCTCGCCGCGCGCATGTCGCGAACCTTCGGGCGGCGCATCACCAGTTCGTCGCGCACGACGCCGTCGAACGCCACGGGATACTTCAGTTTGATCTTCACGGTTTCCACTCAGCACCTCAGAAATGACAAAAGGGGCGGTCAACGGGCCGCCCCTCGGGTTATCGAAAAGTTGCTTTGGCCGGCCGCGGCGTTCACATGCCGAGCGCCTTACGCACGTCGGCGAGCTGATCGACGCCGTCGATGACGCGGATCATGTTGAGCACGTCGATCTCGAAGATCACTGCGCCGTCGATCTCGGCCTTGTAGTACGACAGATCGGCCGTGTACTTCAGCTCCGACGTCGAGCCCGGCTTCCAGCTGCCCGGATCGTATTCGGACAGCATGCCGCGCATGATGAGCGCGACCGACTTCACCTTGCCTCGCGTGTCGCGAAATGCACCGCGAAAGGTGGCGTTGAACGCGCTGTTGTCGGCCAGCCCGAAGAACTTCAGCACGTCACGCTCGACACTCCCCATGGTGAACGCCGCCTGCAGCCCCTCCATACCTTGGTCGACCTTGACAGGCGCGTCCATGCCGCCCGCGCGATAGTCCTCCGTCTTGATCTTCAGCTTCGGCGGACTGACTTCGGGCGCGCGGCCGGCAAAGCCGCGCCCGTCGACGTACAGCGCCATGTTGTTCAGAGTTTCCGGAACCATGCGTCACCTCTTACGATTGCGTGTCGAGAACTTCCGTCAGCCACTCGTTCGTGACCTCGAAGCGGAAGATCGGGTTTTCTGCCGGCGGAACGTCCGTGAACCGGATGTTCCAGTACACCTTGCCCTGCTCGAGCTGCGACGCGGAATTGAGCTTCGGATCCGGGTACACCTCGAAGTTGATCACCGCGCCCTGATTGCGCAGATCGCGCATGAACGCCCGCAGTCCTTCGGTGACGTCCTGCACGTACGTTGCCGTAATGCCGCGATCGACCGCCCACTTATGGCCGGCCTGCACGGCGTCCATCACGATGTCGAGCGTGCGCACGCGAGTCACGAACGACCACTTCGGATCGGCCGACAACGTCCGGTTGCCCCACAGGCGATACCCGCCGTCGCGGATGATCGTCGTGATGAACGCGTTGTTCAGCAGATTCGCGCGGCAGGTCTCGTCGCCGTCGAGAAATTCGATCGGCCGCTTCGTGCCGCTGATGCCGACGATTTCCTTGTTCGAGGGCGATGCCCAGAAGCCGATCGCCGCGTCGGTCTGGCAGAACAGGCCCGCCGCATACGCCGATGCCGGCGCGTCGACGTCCGCGTTCTTCGCCGTGTCCCAGTACCGCACGCCGGGATCGACCAGATACAGACGCTTGCTGCCGAAGTTCTTCGCGTACTGGATCGCATCCTCGTCGGTGTTGTTCGGCCCGTCGATGATCGCGATCGCGCGCAGCTTGGCGGCAAGCTCATCGGCCGCTGTCGCGACCGGCTGCTTGGCGGTATGGCCGGGCGCGATCAGCAGCCGCGGCTTCAGGTCGAACAGCGATTTGCCATCGAGCAGCGCCTGCATGCCGGTGCGCGCACCGCCCGCGGACACGCCACCGATAATCGCGGACGTCAGTTCAGCATCGGTCTGATCGGCCGGAACGCCGACAGCCACCATGACCGTCTTGCTCTGCTTGTAGATGCCCTGAATCGCGCGCGTGATCGGGCTGGTCTCACCGAACGCAGCGACGGCGTCGTACTCGCTGGTGATGCGCACGGGCACGTTGGGCGCGACGAGGTCCGGGCCAGGCGTGTAGGTGTCCACGATGCCGACGACCGACGTCGACGGGACTGCGATCGTGCGCGGCCCGGTATCGACCAGCACGGTCGTGACGCCGTGATAGAAAGAAGTAGCAGCCATTCAGGTCTCCGAGAAAGCTACAAATAGAAAAGCCGCTCATGTGAGCGGCCTGCAATTCGAACGTGCGTCATCGCACTCTTAAATGCGGATCCAGCGTCAGTCGGTCAGCTCGGCGTTCCGGCTGTCGACCGGCACTTGCTTCGGCGGCTGCGCGGCTGCAAGGCGTGCAGCGGCGTCCGCCTCCAGTCGCTTTCTCGCGGCGTCAGCTTCCGCCTCGGCCTGCGCAACGACTTGCGCCTCGTCCGGCTCATCGGGCCAAACGACACCGTCCGGAAACGTCGGCGAATCGACAAGCCGCACCAACGCCATTTGATAAGCCGCCCACGCCTTGAAGACAGCTTCTTCAGCGAGCGTCATCATGCCGGCGGCAAACGCGTCGGCCTTGCCGAAGTTCTTCCGCACAGCAATTGCGCGTCGTCTCTCGAATTCCGCCATCGCCACGTCGCGAGCGCGAGCTGCGACGATCGACGGGTCCACCTCCCATGATTTTGTCGCCTCGCTCCAAACGTGCTCATCGGATGGCCGCGGTACATCAGTCAAGCCGGCATCGTCCGGCGTAATTCCAATGACCAGTATCTCGGCCACCTCGCCGTTGTCCTTTCGATAGAGACGCAATGTTCGATAGTCAGGCACCAGTGACCACGAACCATCGCGAAAGACCGGCCACGTGAGGCGCGGCCGCTCAGGCAATTGCATGGACGTGGTAAATGCTGGCTCCAGCCACCGACCGGGATTGAGAGGATCAGGATCAGCCAAAAAACTGTTCAGATATTGACCGGTTTGGCTGTCATATTGATGCAAGAGCATTTCGTACTCCGTTTAATACGCGCGAATCATTGCAAGCAGCGCGATGTTGCGCGGACGTGCTTCGTTTCCGCCGTCACCGTTGATCGTGATGGAATGGACGTGGTCGCCGACTGCACCGATTCCGACGTTGTGCGCGTGATTGCCCGCCCCGTCGGTGTCAAATACGTGCACGTGGTCACCAACGACAGTTGTCCACGGCTGGACCGGCGTATCGACTGAAAACGTGCTGCCGACGCCGCCCCGGTCGGTATCCGCTGTCCACTCGGGAGTCCTGTAGTCCAGCTGGTGACTGTGCGCGCCTCCGCCCGCGGTCGTGCCGTGGTGACCATGCCATCCTTGCGTATCGGTCCACGCAGAATGACCGTGTGCTCCCGCCGCACCGGACGATGCGCCGTGCGCGTGATAGGCGTTCTGCCCGCCTTGCCATGTCCCGATCGCGCGCGACGCGTCCGCCCCGCGGCCATCGTCCCAGCAACGCAAGAATTCCCCACGCAATTCGGGCAAACGGAATGTCGTCGCGCCATCCCCATGGGAAAAGCAGCCGTTGTTGCCGGCGCCCCATGCAGCATCAGTAACGAGCGCGCCGCTTGCCTGCGCGTACGCCCAAAGCTTGGGATAGTCGGCCCGTTTGATCAGCGCCCCGTTGCACTTCAGGTACCCTGCCCGCGCCTGCGTACGAGGTTCGAATACGATCTGTCCGATCACTGCGCTATCGAACACGAAGTTCCCGAGGTCGGTCGCGTCCACCATGCACCTCAGCCCGGAACCATCAAGATTCCAGCCGATCTTGACCTTATTCGCGCCTTGATTCGTGCCGCCTCCCTGCTGAACCGGCGTAAAGCCGAGCGCTGGCTGATAGTTCTGCCCTCTGACCCATGCCGCGTTCACCACGACCGAACCGCTATCGCCCATAGGTGGTGTCGGCGTCGTCGGCGTGCCGACGAACGGCGGTGAGTCCAGCGCCGCTTTCGATGCCAGCGCACTCGCGACCTTCGATGCGAAATTCGGATCGTTGTCTAGCGCCTTCGCGAGCTTGCTCAACGTATCGAGCGTGCCCGGCGCCTGCGCTACCAAAGCGGCGACCTTTTCTGCCAATTCGCCGTGTGTCGCATATTGCGGATGCGGATCGGTCGCTTCAACATGCTCGTCAAAGCTGCTTTGGCTGGCCTCGATCGCTTTTTTCAGATATCGAGTGCGGTTCGCAAGTTGCTTTGCCTGCAAGTTGTCGATACCGTCCGGTCCACCCATTACAGGATCCGACGTTTCGAGTTGGTAGATTCCATTCTCCCATCGCTCGATCTCAACCAGATCTGTCATGTCGTGATACTCCCTCTAGTGTATTGCCCGTCCCGGACTGCAATGCCGTTATGACGGATCGCAACGGCTGCATAATCGAGCGCGGCAAGCTTGCTGCGGGCAGGCGCGTAACGCTCAATCGCCCGCCACAACTTGTCGGCCTGATCGCGGGTGACTGGCCTCCCCAACTTCACGATGTACTCTGCCCACGCGCTCGTCCTACCGCGCAATTGCTCACCGTTACGTACGAACGCCCCATCGCGACGCCCGCCTCTGCGCCCTTCGATGATCGTGACCTCGCCGAACCCAAGGCGGCGAATTACCTCACGCACCGCCCAAGGTGTGCCCTTCTTTCGATGCAACGCCAACGAGCCCTTCACCAGCGCTCGCCGGGCATCCTCCGATTCGGCGAGTTCCCAACCATCGACAGCCAGTGCCCATGCGAGCCACGGTAACCACGCTACTGGACAGCGATCAGCGTCCCATAGCGTGCGCAGCACTTCCGGCTGGACGGTCGGGCGCATCACGCGCGCGAGTGCCGCCTCGAGCGGCGTTTGATTCGACGGCAGCAGCGGCTCAGGCGTCATCGATCTTCACCTCCAAATTGATGGCCGTGCAATGCGCAAACTCTCGCGAACCACATAAGACATCGTCGGCCGGCGAACGCAGTTCTATGCGGGTGACGCCACTGTCGGGCGCGTGGAGCGCCCCTTCGATAGCAGACCGGGGCATACCAACCCGAAGCTTTCTCGAATTCGCCACCACGCTCTCCAACATCTTTCGGCGGGCATCCAGCACAATGTTCGGATCCGGCCCGCCGCCGACATATACGATCGCATCGATGGCGTATTCGATCTTCGCCGCCGCACTGATCAGAACCGTATCGTTGAGCGGGCGAACGGTCTCGGGCGCTACTTTGTCGCGCACCAGATCAAGCAATGCCTGATCCGGTACGCCATCGCCTCGTGCGGACATGATCGTGAGCCGCACGGTACCCGGTTCCGGTCGGTCTACAGTCACATCCAGCACGTCGGCAGACGCGTCCATCGCGAATGCCCGGTACGCGCCGAATGGCCCTGCAACCGTCGCACGCTCCATCGACATCTGAGCGCGCAACTTCAACCGATCGTCCGATTCCATGCGCCGCTCGACTGGCGGATTAGCTTCCGGATCACCGGGATCGATCACCGCTCGCTCCGTGTCCAACAGAACCGCCAGATGCTCCAGATCGGCGCCCGTAGAAAACGCGAGCATGACTGCGCGCGCAGCGTCATTGACTCGCGCCGCAGCACGGATCTCGTCATACGCTGCCAGCTCGATCAGCTTGACGACCGGATCCGACTTCAGCGCCGCAGTCCAGTCGGGATAGATCGATTTGAAATACTCCAGCTTCATTCGGAACGCGGCCTCGAAGTCGAGTACCTCGACAAGATCCGGCGGGTCCAACGAAGCGAGATCGATAATCGTCATGTTGGCACCTCGATTTCCACAGCCGTGCCGTCGTATTCACCACGAATCGCGAATGTTGGTTTGCCGTCGATGACCGACAGCACCTTGACCTGAGCGAGTTTGATTCGTGGTTCCCATCGGCCGATCGCCCGTGCCGCTTCGGCCTGTGCGGCAGATATCCATCCGCGTGTGATCGGAAGATCGACCATCAGCGGGATGTCCGACCCGTACTCGGGCAATTCCCGTCGCGTTCCCTTGCGCGTGCCGAGGATGTCGCCGAGACTCTGCTTCAAGTGCGCGATGCCGGTGATCGGCGCACCGGTCCATCGGTCCATGCCGACGAGTGCACCGGACCGGCTCATCCGCGCTCCTCGACCCGCTTGAAGTCGGGATGCGCATCGAGGTATTCGATCTGGGCGGCGGATCTTGCGATCGCCTCGCCAGACAGGACACGCAGCACGTCGCCGTTCGGGAAGACGATCACGCGGCTACGGAACCGCGTATCGAGAAACTTTGCGACGGCCGGCGTAGCAGCCGGCGGGTTGTCTTTTGCCATGATCGGCCTCTCAAAAACAAAACCCCGCCGAAGCGGGGCAAAGTTGCTTTTCACATGTGTTCGCCAAGAAATTCGGCGCATTCCGCTCATTTGGACAACTGCTCTACCGTCTCCAAATGCACGCCATCAAGCGGCAGTTGCATCGTACGGCCTTGGTAGTACAAGGCAATGCGCGTGGCGGACTGCGCAACCTCGTAACCTCGACCGATCTCTTTTCCATCTCGCGTTGCCACGTAGCATTTCGCCCTCGACCGAAGGCAACCTTTATCGAAGTCCGCTTTGTGTTGCTTCGCGATGTGCTCACCGATTGCAGCGCCTATACCAGAAGGGATCGAAATAAACGGCGGCAGAAAGATGCAAAACCAGACGAAGCCGATCGCCAGAAGAAGGACCACAATGATTGTGCTTAGACACTTTCTGAGTGTCGGTGCACGGCGGACGACTTCAAGTGCGGCTCCCGATTTCTCCGTGATACGCGGCATCAGAATCGATATTAATTTCCGGGCGCCATACACTAATCCGATGTACACAATTACTGCGACGGCGCACAACAGTAGTCGTTTCCATGTACTGGCCAGCCATTCTTGCAACGCAATAGAAGCATTCAATGCGCCCCACACTGCGAGCACCAAGTGCTTTGCGCGGTCTATTTGGAAGCCGCTATCGTCAACTGAAAACACTTCGAGGTACGCGCCGTAATAGGCATCCCCAAGCGAGTAGGCGATTCCTAACCACATCAGGCCGATCACCGACACGATGACAGCCCACGGCCAGTCGAATATGTGCTTCTTCTCAGGTTGCTGCTGTACCACTCCGCTCATTCACTATCTCCAGACAGAATTAAGCACGTTCCTGCGGACCGAGATTCCGCGGCAACCGAACATACACAATGCGGCTAGCCACCAATACCTGTCAGGAACGACAGGAGCACGGTATCAGACCGGCACGGACACCAGTTCGCCGTCCCCCTGCTCTCTATGCTTATGCGCAAGGAAGGACTTGCCCGCGATCTCGACGTCGCCGGAATAATGCGCCTCGCCCTCCACGCGAACTGCCGGACCACCATCGCCGCCGCCCTTGCCCTGCATGCCACCGTTGAAAGTGAGCAGTTTCTCGGTCGTCGTGTTGCCAGTGAAGGTCGAGTCCGGCACGTCACCGAGGAATTGCTTCGTGCGCAACGTGACGCCATCCGCGCGCAGCTCCAGCTCGGTGCCACCGATGCGAAACACGATGCGCCCGCCTGCCGGCACGTCGACGCGGTATTCGTGCTTCTCATGGTCGTAGACTTCGGACGCGCCATCCGGGTAGTCCCATGCCGTCTCGGACGGACTGGACCGTGCCGAGCCGCCATGCTGATCGGAGTAATAGCCCGGAGCGGCGTACGCGCCGGCCAGCTCCCCGGACGGTGCAAACATCGACGCCTGCTCGCCGACGGACGGCGGACGCCAGAAGCGAACGATGCCAGCCGCGGCGGTCTTCCACGGCATCCAGTCGCTCACCCAATCGCCGATACGTACGCGGCACAGCGGAGGCTGATACGAGACCTGCTCGACCGTCCCATGCTGCACCATGCAAGCCATGCGGCGGTCGATCTCGCCCAGCTCGTAATCGCTCATGGCGCACCACCTCCATCGTTGGCCGGATTCCAGTACTGGCCTTCGTTGCCGCTGCCCGTGTCCGGATCGACGCCCCACAGAATCGCGGGGCCGTCCGGAATGTCGCCCATATCCATGCCAAGGCCGAATTCGTGGGTCCATTCGACCAGCCACACGCAATACGTGTCGAGCTGCGGCCGGAACGGATCCTCGGCCACCTGCACGACCTTGCCCGGCGTAATGGGCAGTTCCCACGTGTTCCCATGCACGACCATCGCAACGCGCGCTGCCACCTCGCGCACGTCGAGCTCCGCGCCTTCGGCGATTGGATCGAACACGACGCGGGCCTGCATGCGCGCGATCAGCGGCACATCGCCCGTCCCGTCGTCGTGGCCGGGCTCGAATTCGCTCAGTTCGATGGCAATCAGCGGCGTGTCGATCTTCTGACCGAGACGCGGGTACGCCTCGATTCGTTTCATCGCAGGCAGCTTCTCGCGCATGCCGCGCTCGATCGCATCGTGTAGCACTTTCAGGTTCTCAAGCACGGCGCATCACCTTCTGCAGTTCGTAGTTCACTTCCTGACGGAGAATTACCATCAGCCGGGCCTCGCATGCCTTGGCCGCACGTCGGAACGCGGGGTCGCCCGACTGCTGCCACGACACCGTGATCAGCCGGTACGGCATGCGCTCCTTGCCGACACGCTCGTATATCGGGCCATCGGGCTTTCGCTTCGTTTGCCGCCACGCACCTTCGAACGACCGGCGGCCGACACGCATGCCCTTGCGCGTTTTCGTTGCCTTTCCGAGCCGATGCGCTTCGATCGGGTTCAAACCGAGCCACACCTTGCCGGTATCGGCCGAGCGGAGAAAGAAGTAGAGGCGGCTACGGATCACCTTCTGCGGGATCTTCGTCGCCGCCCCGACTTCCTTGGCGGTCTGGCTCTTGATCCAGCCCGCCGTCTTGCGCAACGTCCGTCGCCACGCACCCTGTATCGCGGACGGCGACAACCCTTGCAGCACGGCCATCGCCTCTTTGATATCGATTTCGATCTTCAGATCGTCCATTTCGCCTACTGGAGAATGAGGACCGTCCAGCCGGTGCCGTCCGGATGCGCCTCAAGCACGCGGTAACGCTCGCCGCTTGCGATCAGGATGCTGCCCTGACGGACCGTAGTGGCATCGCGGTCGCGCAGATGAAACACCGGTGCGACGAGCTGCGTGCGCTGGCTGCCGAGATCCGGCCCGAGCCACGGCGACGCGAACATCCCTTCGACGGGCCGGCCATCGATCGTGATATCCGCATCGCCGAGATCGCGCAGCACCGCAGCGTCGACGTCCGAGATCAGATCCCGGAATGCCACGTCACACCTTCAGCTTGACGATCGCCTTCGGGCGCGTGCAGAGGTGAACCGGGTTCGACTGCGCCTCGATGTCGACGCCCTTGCCGAACTGCGCGAGTTCCTGCTTCGCGTAGTACGGCAGACCCGTCGTGTTCACCGCTTCAACGTAGTCGGCCGGCGCGAAACGCGTGATGAACAGCTCCGGCACGCCTTCCGGCACTGCGTACGCTTCGTCGTCCGCGACGTAACCGATGTCGCCGACGCGCCCGCGATATCGTTCGAAGGTGCAGCCGCCGAAGTCGAACGCGTCGCGCGCATCGCCACGCAGCTGCGCGGCCATCACCGACGCGAGATACGTTTCCTTCACCGACTTCGCGACGATCAGCTTGTTCCAGAACTCGCGCCCGCACAGCACCCGCACACCCGTGTACGTCATCGCACCGAGCGCGTCCTCGATCGCGTCCTGCACCTCGACGCACTTCTGACGAATCTCGGTCGTCGCAGTGGACAGCTCGAACGGAATCACCGTTTGCTCGATGCCGAAGTACTTCAGCAGGTCGATCAGGACCGTCTTGCCGTCAGCGTCCAGCACCGCGCCCTTGATTGCGCCGATGCGGTGGAATTCGTGCGTCGCATCGAGCTGCCGACGCATCTTGGCGAGTCGGCGATTCACGACGGTCTGCAGCGCCTCCAGCTCCGTCTCGGAGCCGAACGCACGCAGGTTCGCGATTTCGTCGGCCATGATCACTGCACGCTGCGGCAGATGCACCGTGTTGAACGGGATCATGCTGCGCTTGCTGCCGACGACGACCGCCGCCGGCGTGCCGCGCTCACCGGCCGCGACAAGCGACAGCGTGTCGCCGTCACGCTCGATCTGCACGGTCGTCGTCGTGATGCCGTCCTCTTCGAACAGGCCGAGTGCGCCGATGCGTCCCGGTACGTGCGGCTGATCATTGATTGCAGCGGTAAGGGACGACAGCGAAAACGCGTCGTCTTGAAACAGGGCGATGTCCGCCATACAACCTCCAACATGGAAATGGATACAAAAAAGGCCACGCGCAGTGCGTGGCCCTGAATGGCGCTTAGGACGGTCAGCGGACGATCACGTGCCGCTCGGCGAGATCGCTGCGGCCGGCAACGTCGAGCCCGGTCAACAGCGCACCGGCGACCTCGGCGAGCCGCACGATGCCCGTCGCCGGGCGCGGCGCGTCCGACGCCGGCAGCGGCGCATAGAGCACTGCCGCCGCGACTTCCGAGCCGTCGTTCGCCGCGTTGTCGTAGGGTGCATACTCACCGGTGCTCGTCACGCCGAGCACCTGTCCGGCCGGCAGCGCCGGCCCTGCCTTGACCACGATGCGCTCGCGCGAAATCTGCCCGTTGCCTTCCGACACGAGAAATTCGGCCGTCAGCACGCCTTGTTGCTTCACGTTCGACATGAGTTTTCCCCTCCTCGGGTAACGTCAAAGTTGCTTGCCGCTCTTGCGAGCCGCGTAGATGGACGCCGCTCGCGGCGCGTAGACGTATCA